GATCGCTTGCTTTTGCACTGAAGGTTGGTGATCGCGAGGCGATATGCCAATTTGCAGAGCGCTACAAAACCGGTGCGGACTGTAAGCCAGGCGACCCTGCGTTGACTGTAAGAAACTGGCTGTTGTCAAATTATTTGACGCTTCCGAACGGAGGAGCCGCTCACGGGGTGATCACGCGAATGGCGTTGACCGGATGCATGTATGCAGAGCGGCAAACCCCTTTGAAAACGCTGCGCCTGTCAGAGTCTGGATATAATTACTTTGCGGCAAAACAACGAAAAACAATGACAAAACTGCTTGCAGATTGCGGCTATACGGCGGGTTAATCCACTCCGCCCTGACAGGGGCGCGACTGCAACGCGCATTTAGCCTCACCCCTAACCGGGTGGGGCTTTTTTTGCAAACAGCGCTTGACAATATGTATTTATGCGCATATGGTAATACATCGACCGCACCGGACAACGACGGGAAGACGCTATGATCCTAGTGCAATCGCGCTCCATTGAAGATCCGCGAAACAGCATTGCCGACTATTGGGAAGATAGCGGGATGATTGCCGATACGGGGCAGCGGATTACCCGCAAAGAGGCATTGAAGTACAGCCCGGTATGGCGGGCCGTCAAACTGGTAGCGGAGGCCGTGGGGCGTATCCCTTGCCGTGTGTACCGGCGCATTGACGAGGGCAAGGAGCGGGCGAAAAGTCACCCGGCCTACAACCTTTTGCGCTGGCAGCCTAACCGCGAGCAGACCGCATTCTACTTTTTCTCCACCTTGTTAGGCCAGTGCCTGCTTGATCCCGGCAACAGCTATTGCTACATCGACCGCACGCCGGGCTATGTCCGTGAGCTTATCCCGCTTGATCCGCACGCGGTCACGGTTGTCAGGGAAAACGGCAAACTGTACTACATCTATACCGGCACTAACACGCCGTCAAGACTTGAAGCCAGCGAGGTGCTGCACTTCCGTGGACCGGGTTACGACGGGTTGTGCGGTTACAGTGTTTTGGAGTTTGCGCGAAACAGTATCGCCTACGGACACGGAGCACAGAAGTACAGCAACAAGTTCTTTGCCAACAACGCAGAGGCGCGGGTGGTATTGGAAACTCCGAACGCCGTCAAGCCTGAGCGGGTCAAGCAGTTGGTTGAACAGTGGGACAAGATGCACCGCGGGCTTGACAACGCACACCGGACGGCAATCCTTACCGACGGCATGAAAGCCAGTCAGATCAGCATAAGCGCACGTGATGCGCAGTTGATTGAGGCGCTTAAATGGAGCGTGGTTGACGTGTCGAACTGGTTTGGAGTGCCGCCGCACAAGCTGGGGGATTCCAGCCGGACGGCCTACAACTCACTGGAACAGGAAAATCAGGCGTTCCTTGATGACACGCTTGACCCGTGGCTGGTGATGATCGAGCAGGAATGCCGGATTAAACTTCTGAGTGAAAAGGAAAAGGGCGATGATTCACACGCGATTGAGTTTGACCGCTCCGCATTGATTCAGGCGAATCTTGCCGCGCGGTCAGCATATTACCGCCAGGCGCTTGCCGGTTACCCGTGGATGACCGTTGACGAGGTGCGCAATCTCGAACGGTTGAATGGCGTGGGGCTTGACAGCGTGATTGCACCTACCAATAACTTCGGACCTGCGGCGCCTCCGCCGGACGGCGAGGCCAGCGCGCGTACATTGATACCGGCTGTCACACCGCCGCAGGAACCGAACCCGCCGGATGCACGGCTTGCGAAAGTCGAACAGGCGGCACGGCAGGCGGTGAAAGATATCGAAAAGCGAATGGTCAAGCGGATTGAATACAACTACGGGCAGGCGGCACGCAAGAGCGGCAAGGCCGGGCTTGATGAAGTGTTTGCCGGTATCTGTGAAAAGCATGACCCGGTAGTACGGGAGGCGCTGCAACCGGCGGCTGAGACGCTGGCGCTTATGCTTGACTGTACAAGCGAGTCCGTAGTTGATGAGGCGATACAACGCATACACGCGAAAGCACGGGAGAACGAACGATGACGCAAGGCAAAGACGCACTTCAGGTTGAACGCCGCACTTTTTTCTGCGACCTTGCACACGCGAGGATTCAGCGCCGGGAAGACGGGCCGGATATGATCGAGGGCTACGCTGCGGTCTACTACGACCCGGCAGACGCTGGCACGGAGTACGAGCTCTGGAAGGGCTACCTCGAACGCATTGAGGCGGGCGCGTTTGACGCGGTGCTTGACAACGACGTGCGGGGGCTGTTTAATCACGATGCCAACATGATCCTGGGGCGGAGCAACGGCAAGGCCAACACCATGCGACTGAGCGTGGACGGGCGGGGCTTGCGGTACGAGATCGACATCCCCGACACGCAGGCCGGGCGGGACGTGGCCACCTCCATCGAACGCGGGGATGTGACGGGCAGCAGTTTCTCGTTCTACGTTGAGGAAGCCAAGTACACCGATACCGAAGACGGCGTGTTTATCCGCACGATCACCAAGTTCCGGCAGTTGTTTGACGTGGGTCCGGTGACGTTCCCGGCATACACCGCGACGGAAGCGGGTGTGCGTGATGCTCTGAAGTCAACCATCGAGGCTGAGATTGAGGCAATGAAAGCCGAGCGCGCGAAGTCCGCAAAGACCGACCGCGATATGGTGGACGTTGCCGCCGGATACGTGAAAGCAAGAATGGCGATCAACGCTTGACAAGCGGAAAGTGACGGCGTATTGTACGCCATGAACTGGCCAGCCTGAGCCTGAGACCGGCAAAGCCCGGCAGAGACAAGGGCGGCAAAAGACAACACGGCAGAACCGCAAAGACGGAACCTGACGCAATAACGCGCCGGGCCGTCTTTTTTTGTGTCTGCCAAATCAAACCGGAGACCCTGACAATGACAATGAAAGAAATGCTCGAAAACCGCAAAGCCGCAGGTGATAAGATTCACGAACTGCGCACGAAGATGACCGAGGAAAAGCGCGACCTTCTGAGCGTTGAAGAGCGCACGGCGTGGGACCAGGCAAACACCGACTTCGACAAGTACGATCAGATGATTGAAGACGAGAAGCGGGCCGCACACGTTACATCAAGACTGAACGACACTCCGAATGTACCGGGCCTCGAGGACACAACCGGCGGCCAGCGTAACGGCCAGATCCCCAGCGACGAACAGCGGGCGCTGGCGTTTCAGGGCTGGGCACGGTTCCAGCTTACCGGCGATGTGAGCGAAGCGCAATCCGAAGCAATGCAGGCCGTGGGCTTGCGCGAAAGTGTCCGGGAACTTGAAGTCCCGTTGGCACGGCAGGCACCGCGGAGTATTGCCGAGGCGCGCGCGTTGACCACCACCACAACCGGCGGCGGGTACACCATTCCGCAGGGGTTTGTGAATGAACTGGAAGAGGCGATGCTGTACTACGGCGGTATCCGGCAGGTTGCCGATATCATGCGCACAACCAGCGGGAACGCCATGCCGTGGCCGAGTGCCAACGACACCGCAAATAAGGGTGCGCAGATTGACGAATCCACGGCCGACGCCACGGACACCGATCCGAGCTTCGGAGTGACCACGTTCAACGCGTACAAGTTCACGTCCAAGATCGTGCTTGTCCCGTTTGAACTGTTGGAAGACAGCGCGTTCAACATGGTAAGCGTGCTGGCTCGTATGCTTGGCGAACGGCTGGGTAGAATCCAGAACGAGAAGGGCACGACCGGCAGCGGAACGGATACCCCGAACGGACTGGTAACGGCGGCAACGCTGGGTGTGACCGCCGCAAGTGCAACCGCAATCACGGCCGATGAACTGATTGACCTTCAGCACTCGGTTGATATTGTCTATCGCGGGCAGCGTTCAGGCTTCATGCTGCATGACAGCATCCTGAAACTGATCCGCAAGTTGAAAGACACCAATGGGGCGTACATCTGGCAGCCCGCCAATATCGCGGCCGGTATCGGTAATCTGCTTTTGGGCAGCCCGTACACCGTGAATAACGACATGGCCAGCGCGGCTGCGGCTGCGGCCAAGACCGTGCTGTTCGGTGACTTCAGCAAGTACAAGATTCGGGAGGTCAACTCCATCCGCATCAAGCGGCTGGTGGAACGCTACGCCGAATACGATCAGGAAGGCTTTGTGGCGTTGATGCGCTTCGACTCCGACCTGGTTAACGCTGGCACGAACCCGGTCAAGTACCTGGCACAGGCCGCAGGCAGCGGTTCCTGAGCCTAACGGCTGATGCCGGGCCGGGAGTTTGAAACCCGGTCCGGCAAAGCCTCACACCAACGGAGGGCGGCGCGTGTACTTTGCACACACAGGACTTACCATAGCGGCACCGGCAATCGAGCCAGTGACGCTTGACGAGTTTTGCGAGTACGGCCGGATTGACGAGCCGAGCGACCGGGCGCTTGTCACCGCGCAGATTGCAGCGGCGCGTCAACAGATTGAAGACGCAACCGGGCGATTGCTGATAAGCCGGACCGTCACAGCCTACTATGACAAGTGGCCTAAGATGACCGCACAGGACGCGGCGATCATTCATCTTCCGAGATCGCCGGTGAGCGCGGTTGCAACCGTCAAGTACTACGACGGTGATAACACGCTCACCACCTGGGCGGCCTCGAACTATGACACCGATTTACGGGCGGAACCGGCGCGTATTACCTTGGGGTACGGCAGCACATGGCCAACGCTCCGAAGCCGGACCAACGCCATTGAGATAGCATTCACCGCAGGCTACGGCGCAACAGCGGCAAGCTGCCCGGCGGCGCTGCGGATTGCGATTATGGCAGTTGCGCTTGCCTCGTATGAGAACCGGGAGGGGCACTTGAATAGCGCGTTCGAGCTTCGCGACAACCGGGCAGTGCAGGCATTGATTGCATCCTACAAAATCGGGGGTGTTACCTGATGGCCGTGGCGATAGGCAAAC